GTAAACTGGCTCGTTGAAAATCTCTTTTAATCTTTTTGAGAAATCTGTTTCCTCTCCAGTCGGAGTTTCAAAATATAATCCATCCCCATACAAAAATTTTGCGTGTGTTTCAACACAAGCATTTGCAATTGGAGACGATTGGACTGCTTTGATTAGTTCTTGTGGAAAGTTATTGTCTTTGCCGTAGCGCACAATTTTGTTTGCAGTGTCATCGGTTTGATTAAAAACAGATAAATCCGCAGGCGCTTTGGCCGAAAACATAAAATAATTATCCGAAATTTGAGTTAGTTCCATTTTTACAAATTTACTTTTATTTTTAAATTAATATTTGCAATATATTTACAAATCAAAATGGTTTGCCACGTCAATTGTCTTATAATCTTTGAAATGTATCATTTCGCCAGTGTCATCAAATCGTTTCCAGATGTCATATTGCCCATCGAATGCGCTTGACGATGACGAATTTCTCAACTTGCGCTCTATATTATTGCGGACAAACGAATAGTGGTGCATTCTAAGCCACTCAATTTGCTTATGTTTAGCGTAAGTATTGGTGCGCCTTGTTGGGTCTGCAAACGCAGGATATTTTTTGTCGAAACACATGATTGTTTCTTTGTGAATCTTATGAATAAAAGGAACGAAATAGTCTTCGTCTGGGAATAATTGTTTAGTCGGATATTTATAGTATGTTTTTAGTCTGCAATAACTTGCATCCAGTTGCTCAACGTAAACTTGCTCCTTTGCTCGCTCAAAATCCTCACTAAAATACATCTCATCGCAGTCCATTTGAATAAAATGTGTGCAACCAACGCTCTTTGCAGTTTGCAAACCTATATTTCGTTTGATAGTTTCATTCCATTGAGCAGTTTGCGTAAGCGCAGGAATATAAAAATTTGTTAAATCAATCAATTCATGTGGCAAAGTTGGCTCATATAATTCGCCAGAGTTGCTTACATTCTGGTAAACAACAATAACAACGTCCAAATGTGGTTTGATTAATTCAATCGAACGTTTTAAATGCTCATCGCCATCCCAAACGTTCCAAATGCCTGCAAGTTTATTCATAATTTGAGACTATTAAATCAATAAAGTAATTAAATGAGGCCACAATTAAGATTGTTGGAATAATGTCAACGCTTATCCCGAACAAAAGCGAATGCCAGAACAATGTATGCAGTGAGGCCATGCAAGTCAAACACAAGCAAATTGGTTTTCCAATTATCTTTGGTAATTTATCCGCAAATCTTTGGATAAAATATAAAATATTCCCATGTCTGGTTGACCTATAAAAGCCAAAGCATAGCAAACTAATTACAATTGAGTTGTATATCATACAAAAAGTGTTTTCATTTCATTTGGGACGTATTGTGGAAATATAAATTCATGTGGATGCTTTGACATTAAATAAATAATGTTTTTGCGTTGCTGCTCCCACTTCTTATTGTTACCATAATTCTTTGTCCTATCAAAATCCGAATGTGGAATGTATCGCATTAACTTAATAAAGTTTTTTTGAATCCCTTTTCTGGTTAATGAAATATATAAATCGGTATCCTCTCCGCCATAGCCTTTAATGTTTTCGTCATAACCCATAAAATCTGAGCGCTTGACAATGCAATTTCCAGAACAATCTGGTTCGCCAGTATAATAGTTGCCGTCTTTTAAATCTAATTTATCAAAAAATGTCGGGTCTAATAAAGTGTCCGCATCGCAAAAGAAAATCCATTCCTCGTTAGTTTCAGCAACCCCCAAGTTTCTGGCCTTTGATAAATGAAAGTCTTTTGCGGCCGTCAAGCATGAGCGGATTTTGTTAGTTTGGCAATATCTAAATGCCATCTCATCGCCGTAACATACAACGAATATCTTTGATTTGTCTTTGATAGTTGCAATGCACTTTTTTAAATGCACCAACCTATCTTTGCAAGTTATAATTATATCCATAAAATTCCAATTCCGCCCCAGTCAGAACCCTCAACAAATTCGTCATGCTCTTTGCCGTCTTTAATTTCATTCCAGAATTTATCCACTCGACAGAATAATTCTCTATGGATTGGTGTGTCTAATATGTCATGAAATGCAATGACTCCGCCTTTGCGTACAAACTTAGAATAAATTTCAAAATCTGCTTTAACTCCCTCATAAGTATGGTCGCCGTCAATCATTAAAAAATCAATCTTTGCATTGCTATTTCCCAGTGCTTTGATTAACTCAGATTTTAACTGCTTAGAGTCTCCAATTAAATAATCCACGCCGTCAATATTTGAACGTTGAGCAATATCAATAGAAATGACCTTGTCAAACAATCCTTTGTAAGCATGTAAGCATCCGCCGTCATAGCTTCCGATTTCAACGGCAATTTTTTTGCTCTTCATTGAGTTTAGCGCATGCAACAACTCTTCAAACTCTAAAGGCTTTTGTTGTGCCTTATTTTTTATCGCCAACTGGACTAACGTTTTCATATTCTATTGTTATTTTTTTACCGATTATTTTATTTAATTTTTCTGCCTGCTCAACGCTGACAATGTAGTCATTTAGATACATTTTTTTTGCAACTTCTAAATATAGGCCGTCATCGTCTTTTTTTAATACGCCTTTAATTATCATGCCATGTAAATTATTAAGAAAATCGCCAACTCAATTAGAATTGTGATAATCGTTTTTGTGTAATAAATGCGAGAGCCGCCGTATTCTTTAAAGAAACTCCAGTCTTTTTTATAAATCCTATTATAAGAAAGCAGCACAATTAATCCTAAAATGATTTTGTAAATGTTCATATTGTTCTATGATGGTTAAAGTAAGCATTTGCCCCCATACCCCATTGGCATGGCGATGGCGTTAATTTAATATTGTATTTGACCGCTAAGTTTGTTAAAATACTTTGGTCGTGTCTGTGAGCCTTAAATCCGCTCAATTGATAATCTGGATTGCACTCATCATTGACAAGCATAAGATTTGAGCAGAGGTTAAAATATTCCTGCACAAACGCTCTGGTCTCTGGTGTGTTTCTATAAATCTGAATTGCTGCATTGGCTTGCAATTGGTCTGGCATGCAGACAACGCCCATGTCGTAATATGTCTCAGACTTGCACCAATCAATGTGTCTTTGGCCATTGTGAAATAGCTTTATGTTTTCGCCCTCTTTTATTAAATCATTTGGATTTTTTAAGCATTCAATTGTTGAGTCCAAATACATGACATATTCGCCCTCGTCAATGATGCTCAAAATGTAGTCAATCAAATAAGGTTTCCAAAGCCACCAACCATAACCCCGAGACGAATAAAGATGCTCGGGGTAAGCATCAAAAAGCATTTCAACACTCTTCTCGCTAAACGTTTTTGTGTACATAAATCTGCTCATGGATTTATGTAATTTATCGATAGCTTGTTGATAATCCTTAGTCCCGAAAGTTATGCAGATTGGCATTTGGTTTTAATGTAATTATAAATATTTAAGTCGCTAAAGTAATATTCTTTTTGCTCTTCAACAAGTTTTTCTGAATCGCCCATGCTTGCAAGCGAAATAATAGCCTCTAAACGTTGCATCGTATTTTCAGCAATGGCCGAATAAGGTATCGGAAACGCATTGCAAATGACAATATCCCAAAATTTTTCAGTTACGTAATAATCCTCAATTGAATTTTCAATACAAATAGACGTGTGGTAATCAATTAAGCCGTCTTTTTTTTCTTTTAATTCTCCTTTGTATCTGGCATCTTTAATGTCCCAACCTTTGCCGTAAATATCCACGTCCAAATCCGATGCTAATATCTTTTCAACCAATTCGTTTCTGAATCCATACAACTATCTTTACAAGTTCTGCGCAAAAACAAAAAGTGCAGGTGCGAGTCAAGAATTAGTTACTGGCGAAAACAATATCAAATCGTTTACACAAACGATTACTGGTAAATTTCAGCAACAAACTCAGGATGCCAAAAATGTTTGGGATAATTTAAAATTAATTGACGATTTATTCGTTGTAGTTGAAAAGACAAATGGTACATTTGAATTGTATGGAAAATCTGCGGGATTGGAAATCACTGCGCTTACAAAAGCGACTGGAGTTTTGATTGGCGATGACAATGCTTTCAATATCACTTTGTCTCAACCAATGGGCGGAGAGTCAGAATTAGCACCAGATTTCTTTGTAACAAGCTACCAAGCTACAAAGGCTTATTTGGAGAGCAAAATTGCTTAATTAGTTTTAACAAAATGTTTGGAGAGGCGATGTGGTTAACCATGTCGCCTCTCTTTTTTTTGTGAAATTTTACTATATTTGCCTTATGACAATACCAGAAATAAAAATTCATGTAAGTTCGCATGGCGGACAAGCAATGGACAGAAAAGACATTGTTTGGCATTTAATATTTGACATGTACAAAAGGTCAACTGGAAATAGATTATCGACTGGATGTGGGTCGTGTTATAAAAGAGCATACAGATGGCTGCAAAATCAGTAATTTATCAAATATACTTTGATGACAAAACAAAGAAGTATATAAGTCCAAACGCAATTGGCTATGACAATTCTATTTATGAGGGCAAAGCGTTTCAGCCTGCATTTGAAAACCACATCATTCGGGAATTAATCGAGCAGGGAAAGCATAAAGAGGCTGAATACTTTGGCGTTTTCTCATGGCAGTTTGAATCAAAAAACTCTTATTGGCTAAAAAACTTAGAGTCAGACGTAAAAGATGCTGACATTTACACGTTTTATCGGTTGCACACGCAACCAAATGTGTGGCGAGTTGCTGAGAATTGGCATTCTGGAATTATTGAAACGGCTCAATATATTTTTAACCAATTCAATGGCCTAAAAATAGACCGATTAAACACTCCGACCATTTACCAAAATGCCCACGTTTCACGCTCTGAGTTATACGAAGAGTTTGTTTGCACATGGTTAATCCCTTTGATGGATATAATGGCGCAGAGCGAAGATAAATGGCTGCAGAATAGATTATACACTGACACTAAATACAAGTGGGGGCGATTTTCAGCCGAAAAAATAAAGGCAATCACTGGCGTTGAATATTATCCGATGCACACGTTTATTTGTGAGCGGTTTTTCTCGACATTTTGTGCAACTAAAAACTATAAAATAAAACATTTATGCTAAAGGTAAAATTAACGAGCAACTATGCCACATCTGAGACATTGGCAAGTGAGGTCATGAGACAATTTGCTCCAAAAAATGCGGTCAAAAACTTTGAATTTACGTCTGGGAATGATTATGATTTATTATTTATATTTAATAACACGACAGAAAAGATAAAAGACCCTGCAAAAACATTTGCGTTTGCACAAGAACCAAGTTGGTCGAATAATTATAAAGATTGGACTGGTCAAGTTGCTGAGTTTATTGCACCAGTTAATAATCAATTGCCAATGATGTTCAATTGGAGTGGCTTAGATTACGAAGAGGCAATAAATTTAAAAGCTGAAAAGACTAAAAAATGCAGTTTTATAGTTGCTAAACAAGAACCGAGAGAGGGGACGTTATATGGATTCAGGAATGAATTGGTTGAAAAGATATTAGCATCGGATTTGGACATTGATATTTACGGCAAAGGTTGGGACATTAAGGATGCCAGATATAAAGGCGAATTAAAAGACAAAAAAGACGGATTGATTGATTATCATACGTCAATTTGTATTGAAAATTCAATTGAGGACTATTATGTAACTGAAAAATTTTGGGATATTGTCATCTGCAATGCGTTTCCGATACCTTATTCGGCTATTGCTGAGAATACAATGCAACGCTTGGAGGCTATTATTTCGCTCGCAAGTTATGGCGATTCGCAAAAACTTGTAGAAGAGCAAAAAGAATATTATTTTAGCGACTTAAACATTTATAATTACATTAAAAGCAAATGCCAATCTGCATAACTTTCGGGACAAAAGAATATCAGCAAGCTATTGATAAACTCCATAAATCAATGAGCAGGTTTATGTACACAAAAACGTTTAACGAGAAGAGTGTTGAAATGCTTTTTGATGCTTACCCAGAGCATCTTTATTCGTCTCGAGGTTATGGTTGGTGGCTTTGGAAACCATATTTAATTGACTACATTTTGAGCATAATTGACGAGGGCGAATATGTGATGTATCTGGACTCAACAATTGAATGCCTAAAGAACCCAAAAGATTTAATAAAAGAGGGCGAAAATATAAAGCTATTTCATAACGGACAAAGGCATATTGATTGGTGCAAATCTGAGACATATTACGACATGGGAGTTGTTTGCATGCCAGACCAAATGCAAGCGAATGCAGCAATCCAAATTTATAGAAATACACCAGATACCAGAGCATTTGTGCAGGAATATTTTAATCTTTGCTCGCAATTAATGTTAGTCAATGATGAGTTCAATCCAGATTATCAATTGAGCGGTTTTAAAGGCCATAGACACGACCAATCTATTTTGACTAACTTAGCGGTCAAACACAATATTAAATTGAATACATCGCCTTGCCAATGGGGTATGGGCGCAAATGCTTACTTTAACCATCACCGAACAATATGAACATTTACAAAATAATTTTAGCGTTTATCGTGTTGCTTTCTTATAATCGTATTTATAAAAAAGACTGGAAATTCTTTAAAGAATATGGCGGCTCTCGCATTTATTATACTAAAACAATTATCACAATTTTAATTCAGTTGGGTATTTTTTTTATAATCTTTAAGGCATGAAAATTAAAGGCACATTAAAAAAAGACGAAAAAGGCCTTTACATGGAAGTTGTTAAAAAAATGTATTTGAATGACTACATTATGAGCGTTGAGCAGGCAGAAAAATTAAATAAAATAATAGGTAAAAAAATCACTTTAGAATATGAAAACGTTAGTCCAGTTAGCACTAAAAAATAAGGCGCAACAAAAGCCATTAGAGTTTGAAGAGTTATTGCATGCGCTAAACTCAATGAAAAGTAAAAAGATTGCAGTTGAAATTGGCAGTTATGACGGCGGATGCTTGCATGCTTACAAAGGATTGTTTGACAAAGTGATTTCAATTGATATTGCTCAACGTTCAAACATTGATGGCGTTGACTATTTAATCGGAGACTCTAAAGACTTAAAGTCTGAATTAATCAAAGCACTTGGCAATAGCAATGCAAAGATTGATTTTCTTATGATTGATGGCGACCATACTTATGAGGGAGTTAAGGCAGATTTCGAAATTTATTCTAAATTCGTGCGCAAAGGCGGAGTGATTGCATTCCATGATATATTAGACACACCAATTCACAGAGAATTATTCTGCCGAGTAGATAAGTTCTGGAATGAAATTAAAGATGGCAAAGAACATGACGAATTTATTGAGGGTTCTGACTGGGGTGGCATTGGAATTTTATGGATATAATTATAACTTGCAAAGATAGATTGCCACACTTAAAAAAGTGCATTGCAACTATTCAAGATAAATCAAAGATATTCGTTGTTTGTTACGGCGATGAAATGGCATTTAGATATTGCCAACAGAATGGAATCCGCTCGAGCCTGACGGCCGCAAAAGACTTTCATTTATCAAAGGCCAGAAACTTGGGGGTTGCTGAAACTAAAGAGGAATGGATTTTCTTTTGCGATGCGGACACCTTACTTGACCCGACATTTTTTGATAGCTTAGATTTAAAAGACGGCAATTATTACACTGGAGAGCCAGATTGTTCTGGAAATTGCATCGTTAAGCGTTCAGATTTTATGGGATATGATGAAAATATCAAAGGATATGGCGGAGAGGACACCGATTTATATATTTCTTTGACCAGAAATGGTATAAAAAAGAATTTTATTAGATTGATGGCATACATCCCGCATTCGGATTTTGACCGCACTAAGAATTATGGCAATAATAAGAAGTGGGAGCAGCAACGCAAAAACATTATTTATTTAATGTCAAAGCATCCGCATGAATTTATATTCCCGCAATACGTTCCAAACGAAATGAAAACACTTTTTGTATGATATACAACGCTTTTATAATTAGTTTACTATGTTTTGGCTTTTATAGGTCAACCAGACATGGTAATATTTTATATTTTATCCAAAGATTTGCAGATAAATTGCCAAAGATATTTGGAAAGCCGATTTGTTTGTGTTTAACCTGCATGTCTTCATTACACACGTTGTTTTGGCATCCGTTTTTATTTGGTTTCAATGCTGACATTATACCGACCATTTTAATTGTGGCCTCGTTTAATTACTTTATTGATTTAATCGTTTCAAATTATGAATAAACTTGCAGGCATTTGGAATGTTTGGGATGGCGATGAGCATTTGCGCCGTTCAATTGAACAAATTAAACCACATTTGGACGTTGTTATTGTTGTTTACCAAAACGTAAGCAACTCTGGCGAGTTATATGAACCGACTTTGCCACATGATTTGATTGATTTATCCGAGTTTTATATACCTGCTATTAACCAGAGTGGCCAGTGGAATGAAACCATCAAACGAAATATAGGTTTGCAAACTGCAAAGAGCGTTGGTTGCACACATTTCATTCAAATGGACTGCGATGAGATGTATTTCAGCGAGGATTTTGGTCTGGCAAAAGAGCAAGTTTACATCAAACAACTGGATGCAAGCTATTGCAGGTTAAAAACATATTATAAATATCCAACAAAACAACTATCGCCAGACGAAGACTATTTCGTTCCGTTTATTCATAAGATTTACCCAGAAACAAAGATGTGTTTTGACAAAAAATATCCTGCGTTTGCTGACCCAACAAGGCGGACGAATACATATTCTAAGCATGAGCCTATTGAGTGGCTTAGGATGCACCATTATTCGTTTGTGCGCAAAAATATTGAACGCAAGCTGAGAAATTCGTCATCGTCAACGGCATTTGATGGGCAATATGAAATTTGGAATCGATTTGATGACACTGGCGAAATGATACATTTTAAAAATTATAAGACAATTGATGTCCCAAACCATTTCGATTTGTAAAAATATTGCAAATAGATATTTAAAAATAAAAGTAAATTTGTAAAAATGGAACTAACTCAAATATCAGACAATTATTTCATGTTTACGGCTAAAGCGCCTGCGGATTTATCTGTTTTTAATCAAACGGATGACACTGCAAACAAAATTGTGCGCTATGGCAAGGACAATAATTTTCCTCAAGAACTAATTAAGGCGGTGCAGTCGTCTCCAATTGCAAACGCATGCGTTGAAACACATGCAAAATTTTTGTATGGGGATGGTTTATATTTTGAAACTCCGACTGGAGAGGAAACAGATTTCTCGAGAAAATTAAGCGAGGTTTTTAACGAGTCAATGTTCCAAAGAATATGTTATGACATGGCATATTTTGAAAGTTTGGGATTGATTATGAAATGGGATTTGAATGGCTTTTTAAAAAGCGTTAAATCTCAGGATTTTTCAACCATTCGTTTAGGTATTCCAAACAAAGATTTTGAAATCACATTTGCTAAGTTGTCAAGTAACTGGCAACAAGAAACAAAAGACAGAAGATACAAAGCCGTTCCGATTGATTTATATAATGACATCGAAACAAAAGCTAAAATTTCAAACTATAATACCAATTCATTATACGAAGATTTCAGCAAATGGAATGGTACTTTAAAATATATTCGCAGATATAAGCCTGGCCAAGTGTATTATTCACAACCAAAATATGCGTCTGCATTAAAATGGATTTATGCCGATGGGCAAATTCAGAATTTCCATGCTAATAATATTGACAACTCTTTTGCACCTGCATTTATCGTTTACGTTCCGTACAAATTAACTGGCGAGGATGAAAACGGCAAGGACATGAAAGAGTCATTGAGAGAATACATTGCAGACAGATTAACTGGCGCAGATAATGGCGGTAAATTTGCAATTTTGGATGGCTCATCAAAAGAGGGGTCAATCCAGATTATTCCATTTAGCCAGAGTACGTCTCACGAAATGTACATCACACTTTCAAATTTAATTAGAGACCATATTGCAACGGCGTTTCAAGTGCCATCTATTTTAGCAGGGATTCAGGTTTCTGGAAAATTAGGAACTGCAAAAGAAATTGCAGACTCTTCAATTTATTATCAAAATGCAGTCATTAAACATGACCAAAATTTATTGATGTATGAAATGAATGCACTGGCAAAATTAATGGATGGTTACGATGGCACTATTATAAAGGTGAGCAATTCAATTCCTTTGGCATTTGTTGCAGAAACATTTGCAGGCAGCTTTACAGAAGAGGAAATCAGAGAGGCATTTGGTTACGGCGCTAAAGAAGTTAAATTGAATAGTGCGGCAAATAATATCATTGATAATATTAACGCATTGTCTCCATTGGTTGCAAATAAAGTTTTGGAATCTATGTCTGAGGCAGAGATTAGAAGTCTGGCGGGATTGATTGGTGCAAAGCCAACATCTGAGCCAATTGTTACACCAATTAATCCAGTAAAATAATGGCTTGTTGCAGTTGTCAATTCATAACACAAACAGATTTTTATGGCATCGTTCCGCTTTCAAGAAACGTTGAAAGTCAGGACATTGATATTGCCATTAAGAATACGCAAATAACATATATTAATCAATTGCTTTGTCAGGATTTATTTGATGAGTTATGCGAGCAAATTGACTCAGATAGTTTAACGCCTGCAAACGAGGAATTAATGTGCTATTTGAAAAAAGTTCACGTTTGCTATGCGTTTGGAGACTTAATGTTTTTCCATCCAGTGCAAGTAACAAAAGAAAGTGTTGTCAGAAAGGTAACGGATGAGAGTGAATTTATTGATTTTGACACTAACGAAAAACAAGCAAATTATTGGAGACAGATTGGCAAAAACTATGCGAGAGAAATGTTTGAATGGCTAAAGCTAAATGAAAATTTAAATCCATTATACGACCAAGCATTGTGCAACAATTGCGATGAGACTAAGAATTTAGAAAACTGGGGGATTTGTTAATGTTTGACGGCAACGATATAATCGACACAGAATGGTAGTTATTGAGGCTAATATTGATAGCAAGGTTGTTTTATTCATAGAAGAGACTGAGGTCGTTTATGATTATTACTTGTTTATTTTTACGAGAGGATGTCAGGGTTTTAGCAATATTTACACATCTGTTGAGTGCGATTTTTTCACGTTTCTTTTAAACGAAAACATACCAGAGGGAACTTGGACAATGGAGGTTTATGGTCAAAATGATTATTCAAACTTAAATCCAAACAATGCAGATTTTCTTTATGAAGATATTTGCAGAGTAACTGGCAATGGCAATGGGAATGCTTATATTATTACAGAAAATGACACATATTTAATAACATGAGAAACTGGTTGGTTAAAAGTTTGGATGTAATTATTATTTATTTAGTTACTTATTTCTCTCCGACATTCTCGGTTTTAATGGGTATTAGCTTTTTGGTAATGATTGATTTTATTACTGGGATGGTTGCAGCTTATAAAAGAGGCGAAGCGATTACAAGCCGTAAAATGAGGCCAACAATTACCAAAGGAATGGGTTACATGTTTGCAATTTTAGCAGGTCATGTTTTTCAAAAACATTTTTTGCAGGAAATTGAGGTCATGAAAATTGTATCTGGTCTAATTGCGTTTATTGAGTTAAAGTCTCTGGATGAAAACCTAAAAGACATGACTGGCAAAAGTCTATTTAAACAATTTTTTAAAGAGGGCAAATAATGAATTTAGATAAACTGAAAGGGCATGTCCCAGCTTCGGTTATTGCTCAAATCCCTTTTGTTGTTAATCAATATAAAATCAACACCGCTTTAAGGCTCTCGCATTTTCTGGCTCAATGTGGCCACGAATCAGCTAATTTCAGAGCAGTCAAAGAAAATCTAAACTATTCGGCTGAGGGATTAACTAAAACATTCAAAAAATATTTTCCAACTTTAGAGGTCGCCAAAGATTATGCAAGGCAACCAGAGAAAATTGCATCAAAGGTTTACGCCAACAGAATGGGTAATGGAAATGAAACGTCAAAGGATGGGTTTAAATATTTAGGCAGGGGATTTATTCAGTTAACTGGCAAGGCTAATTATATTGAGTTTGATAAAAGCGTTCCAGAGGATATAATAAACAATCCAGAACTGGTTGCAACTAAATATCCTTTGGCATCGGCTGCATGGTTCTGGAATAAAAACGGATTGAATGCAATAGCAGACAAAGGAGCAACGGATGCGGTTATAACGTCAATAACTAAACGAGTAAATGGCGGCACAATTGGCCTTTCAGATAGGATTCAGCATTTCAATGAGTTCTATTCCTTACTTGGCTAATTTGTTATTATTAAAATTATTGCTAATTTGCACAAAATTAGACCCTAAGACATGAAATACGAAAAATTTATCGTTGCAAATCTCGATTTATTCGAACAGATTGGCAGAAACAAAACACAATTTTCACAATTATTAAAGGAAAGCTATCCAAAGGAACTTGGCAGCACTGGTCTGGAGGGAATCAGAGCAGGGGTCAAAGCATTTTTTAGAGATAATCCATTGCCAAGCATTGAGCAACCAATTGAAAAAATCAAAGACATTAGCATTGTCATTCAAGAAGACCGAAAAAACAAGGCTTTAATGGCTCAACTTAATGACGTTAAAAAGAAAAACGAATATTTGCTTGCTAAACTGGAATCGACTGAGCAGGCTTATGATGACTTGTTGGCTATCAAAGAAAAAAGCGACACATTAGAAATTAAATTTGAAAAATCGAGCGGTTCAAAAAACATGGGAACGCCAATCATTTCATTGTCGGACTGGCACATTGAAGAGAATGTGAGACGTGGTCAAGTCAATGGATTTAATGAATACAATTTGAAGATTGCAGAGAAACGCTCAATGGCCGTATTTCAGAACATGGTCAAATTAATTGATAAAGAAAGCAAAGACGTTCACATTAAAGATGTTGTGGTTTGGTTGGGTGGCGACTTTATATCTGGCTATATACATGACGAATTAGTCGAATCAAATAACCTTTCGCCATTGCAGGCAATCCGAATGGCAAAGCAATTAATCATGAATGGTTTTGAGTTTTTATTAAAAAATACTAAGGTCAATTTTATTATACCATGCTCAGTTGGTAATCATGGCAGGAATACAAAGAAAATGCACATTTCAACCAGTTCTGCGACTAATTATGAATACATGATGTATTCGGATTTAAAGGATTTATTTAGAAATGAGAAACGAATGACATTCCACATGCCAGAGTCAGACGATTGCTATGTTAAAGTTCTGGGCAAAACGATTAGATTCTTTCATGGAGAGGCAGTCAAATATGGGGGCGGCATTGGCGGGTTGACAATCCCTTTGATTAAATATTTATTAAGAAAAGATGAACAAAGAAAAGCGGATTTTACTTGTTTAGGCCATTTTCATCAATTGTTTTACCCGACAACAAGCTGCTGCGTTAATGGGTCATTAATTGGCTTGTCTCCTTATGGCCACAAGGCAGGATTCAAACCAGAAAAACCCGCACAAGCGTTCACATTATTAGACGAAAAGAGAGGTATTTCAGTTAAAATTCCGATATTTGCAGAATGAGCGACAAACCAGAGAACCAGAACATCGATGAGGACATCGAAGACATGTCAGACGAGGACATCTATAAAGAATTATATTTCCTAAAGGAGTTTTTATGGGAAATTGAGGAAAACACATTATTGTATTTTCCAAATAAAAAAGTTGAATGGCAGACTGAGGTCATTAAGTTAATTGACCAGAGGTTAAAATGGTTAAATTTTGAGGATGAACAAGAGTAAAATTTTAGAGAGCATAGAGAAAGAAATAAATCAATTAGAGGAAATAATAAAAAAAAGAAAAAAGAAATATAATGAGGTTAAGCATAGTAATATTGGCAATCATTTTGACCAGTTGTGGAGTCAAGAAACAATCGACAAGCGTTGAGACCGAGACAAAGAGCGAGATTAAGATTGAGACAGAAACAAAGGTCTCAGAGGTTGTCAACGATTCGTCTGTTATTGTTATATTGGAGACTATTGACTACCAAGTTTGCATCGATACGATGGGAAAAATTCAATCAGCGCCAAAGAAGTTAACCAGACAAATAATTCACAAGCGAAAATCAGCCGTTGTGAGACACGAAGAGGTTAAGATTAAACAAGTAGCAGTTGAGAAAAAGAAAGTCGAGCAGAAGTCAAAAGAAGTGGTTAAGGAGAGCGGAGTTTGGTCTCTCTGGTTGTTTGGTTTAATTATATTACTTGCTTTTATTATTTATATTGTAGCAAAAATGAAAGTTTTTTAGTTTTAGGTTCATAGTTTGGAAGCCACGCAGAAATGTGTGGCTTTTTTTTTGCCCTAAAAAGTGGCTTTAAATACTTAAAATCACAGATTATAAAAAAAAAGATTAAAAAAAAATAAAAAATGTTTTGTTTTTTAAAAAGTTAAAACGATATTTGAATATCAAATCAAAC